AATGTCTTTAAATACATAACCGAGCTCAATCCGGAATACAGGCAGAACACATCGGGGAAAAGCTATATCCCCACGCAAGTCCCCTTAAACTATTGCAGGCTTGTTGTAAATAAATTGGCAGGCTGGCAGTTTGAGGAGAGTATTGACTTTAACTGCACGTCTGAGAGTGCGCAGAGCAGAGCCGATGAGATAGAGATTGACTTGTATCAGATACACAAGGATAACAAGATGGATGAAAAGCTTATTCAGGCTGCAATAGAGTGCAATATATCAGGAGGCGTGGTTTTTAAGTTGAAGTATGATGAGGCAAAAGGCTATCCGAGAATACTGCCACGCAACAGGATAGAGTGCTTTCCGGTATATGAATTTGATGACTATGAAAATATTCACCGTGTGCATTTCATAGCCTTTGAGGATGAGAAAACTATCTGGAAGCAGACCTTTGATTTTGTGGACGGCAAGTGCTACGTCTTTGAGGCAAAATATGACGTAAGGGAAGTTGCAACACCGAAGGTTATAATCCAGGACTGGCAGGCAATAGGCAAAAATAACAACTTAATTGACTTCCTGCCGGTTTATATAATTGCAAACACACCGCAGCTCGGGGAAGTGTGGGGGCATCCAGAGCCAAAGGACTTGATACCAATAATCAATGAAATAAACAGGAAATACTCTGACTTATCCGACAGCCTGCGATTTGATATGTTTGCAATAACCGTAATGATGAACATGAACTTTGACCCTAATAATCCGCCAAAGACAAAAGCGGGCGCGGTGTGGGATTTGGCAGGCGGATTACCTACAGGATCGCAGAAAGCAGATGTATTCAAACTTGAGAGCCAGTTTAGCTATATTGAGAGCCTTAAATACCATATTGATAGCCTTAAGGCTGCATTATTTGAGTTTTCAGAAACCGTTAATTTAAGCGTTGACAAGGTAAGCGGCATAGGAAACCTGTCGGGTGTTGCACTGAAACTGTTGTTTTCTGCAATCATTTCAAAGACAAACAAGAAAAATACGATATGGAGCGCAAGGCTCAGAGATATTTATTTCGGAGCACTGAAATTAAAACAGGTTTACGAGGGTTACAAGATCCCCGATGACTTGGACATTGAGGTAATAATCCATAATCCGATACCGCAGAACGAGCTTGAGGAAATACAGGTTGCAACATCAAAACTTGCAGCAGGACTTTCAAGCGTTTCCAGCGAAATGGACAAGCTGGGAGTTGAAAACGTAGAGGCTGAAATAGCCAGGATTATTGAGGAGAGAAACACTTTTGATAACGCATTTGCCGATAAAAGGGAAGCTGAATGAGTGAGACATTTAAGCAGTACATTGAAAGGCACAGGCAGAAGTTTTTAAAACTTACAGAAAAGCAGGAAAAGGAGCTTGCACGGCTTTTTATTGAGGCTGCCGGAGACATAAAGGAAAAGGCGCAATCAATACTTGATAAGAAGTCTCTGACTTATGCACAGGCAAAAATCAGAATTAATTCACTTTTGCGTGATGCCGCAAGGCTGTCAAACAACTTCGAGGGCGTGCTTGACCATGCGCTTATTGAATCTGCCGACTTGGGCGCAGAGATAAATAAAATAGCAATGAGCCAGTATCAGCGAAGCTTAAAAGCAAACGGCATTAATGTCGACATGACAAGGATATTGAGCAAGGTAAATATAGATGCCGTTGCCTACACATACAACAAGATTTATAACGATGGATTGATGTTAAGTAATCGCATTTGGCTTCTTGATAAGCGTACAAAAAATGAGATTGAACGTATAATAATGCAGAACGTCATCAGTGGGGGGAGCGCATCAGATAAGGCGACAATAGCAGCACTTGAGAACCTGCTTAATCCGTCATACAAGCCGGCAAAACTTACATCACTTCACGGCAGGCGAGTAGGTTATGAGGCGTCAAGACTGCTAAGAACTGAAATGAGCGTTGCCTTCAATGAGGCGAACAGGATATCGGCAGAAAGAAACCCCGGAAGCACAGGTCTTACCTGGCTGATTGCAATAGGCGCTTGTGAGAGCTGTGTACCTCTTGACGGAAAGCCGGTAAGCGAGGTGGGATATCCGCCGTTGCACCCAAATTGCTTTGATAAGGAAACAGAAGTATTGACAGACAATGGATGGAAATTATTTAGTGACGTATTGGGAAGCGAAAAGATATTAAGTGTTGACCTTAAAAATGGGCAAAGCGAATGGGTGAATATAAAAGAAAAAGTTAGTTATCTGTTTAATGGTAAATTAGTTTCCTACAAAAGTAATAATTGTGATTTAGTTGTAACGCCAGACCATAATCAAGTTGTTATGTTCAGAGATAAGGAAAAAGGTAGGAAAGATTTTGGGTATTGGAAATTAGAGCAAGAAAAGGATTTACCTAATTATGATTTTAAATTTTTGGGGACGATACCAAATTATAAGGGACTTGATATAGATAAAATCCGAATAGGTAAATATGAATTTGATACAGAAAGTTTTGTAGAGTTTTTGGGTTATTATCTTAGTGAGGGGAGTATAAGCAAGCCGACAAGGGGAAAATGGCAAATAAAAATTACACAAAATGAATCTGATAGTAAAGAAATTATGCTTGCTTCCGCAAAAATGCTTTTTGGCAAAATATGGAATGGCAAAAATGCTTTTTATATTCCATTATTGGATGAGGAATTAATTGATTATTTTAAAAAACTTGGGAAAAGTTATAGCAAATATATTCCAAGAGAAATAAAAGAATTAGACAAAAGATACCTAAAAATATTTTTAGATGCTTATATTTTGGGTGATGGCAGTATCAGAAAAGGTAAGTTTTGGAAAGGGTATTTGTTTGGTGGGGAGAGGACTTATTTTACTTCAAGCGAAAGACTGGCATCAGATATCGGTGAGATTATTTTAAAGATAGGAAATAGACCCTCTTATTATTACAGAAAAGATAGTGAATACACAAAGCACAAAAATGGGTTATATCTGACAAAACATAATTGCTGGAGGATTAGGGAAAATATTACTACTACTCCTAATAGAGATAACCTGAGGAAAACATTAGTAGATTATAACGATTATGTTTATGATGTTGAACTTGAAAAATATCATACACTATTTGTTAGGAGAAAAGGTAAGGTTCTATTAAGTGGTAATTGCCGCTGCACGACCTTAAATGAGGTTCAGAGCGTGGAGGATTTTACAGACAGGTACATAAAGTTTATGGATAATCCGGAAAGCGATAAAAAACTTGGTGATTGGCTGCTAAACGTATATAAAAAAGCAGCATAACATAAATAACAACAATTTAATAAAAGCAATTAATTAAGCATTCCAGTTGGGGTGCTTTTTTTATTGCAGTGAAAGGAGTGTCAACAGTGGTTGACAAAACAAACAGCGTGGATTCGGTGGAATCCGAGATTAATAATTCAGAGGAATTAGAAGAGAACAAAGTCTTTACAGCAGAAGATATAAAAGCAGTACAACTTGAAGCAAAGACTTACCGCAAAGAAAAGGCGGCATTAAAAAAAGAGCTTGAGGAAGTAAAGACAAAACTTGAGGCGCTGGAATCTGAAAAGCTGACAGAAACCGAAAAGGACAAGAAAAAGATTGCAGAGCTTGAAAAGGCATTAAGCGATATCAACGGCGCTATAAAAGCCAAAGAGATTGATAACTTAATCCTGAAAGCAAGCATAGGCAAGAACTTTGTTGACGCTGAAACTGCCACACTCTTAATCAAAAAAGAGCTTGAGGGCGTGGAAGAAATAAACGAGGAGAGCGTCGGCAAGGTAATTGAGAGCCTTATTAAAAGCAAGCCATTTCTTGTAGGCAGCACTTCCGCAAGCGTATCAGACGGCAATTTTGCCAGAACAAACAAAGAGCCGGTAAAAGACGCAAACAAGATGTTTGCTGAATGGCTTAGTAAATAATAAGGAGTAGAAATGACTGATTATGATTTTTTAAATGCAACGCTTAACAACAGTGAGGGAAAATACACTGTTCCCGCACCGCTGGCTAAGCAGATAATTGATAATGTTTACAGGAGTTCGGGAATGCTGCAGCTGCTTAGACAGTGGCCTATGGGTAGTGTAACCGAAAGCATACCTCTGCTGTCAGGTGGCTCAACTGCTACCTACACAAGTGCAGAGGGCGGAGCAAAAGGCAACACCCAGCCTGTGTTTGGGCAGATTACACTTACTGCCAAAGAACTTGCAGCTGTTGTTGTAACAACTGAACTGCTGCTCAAGACTTCAAACCTTGAGAATATCGCAGGCGTTATTCAGGAAGATCTTGTAAACGCATTTGTAACCGCCAAGGAAAAGGAATATGCAGGTTATGGCGGAAGCGTTTATACGCATAATATATCAAGCTATGTTCCCGAAGCTCACATAATAGCAGCCGGAACAGGTGATGATATAGTTGTTGATATATCAAACGCACTTGCTGCAATCGAGGAGCATATCGTTGGAAATCCAAGAATAGCATTTTTAACGCACCCCAAAATCAGGGCGCAGCTTAGAAACCTGAGAAGCGCAACTGACAAGCTCCCTATATTCCAGCCTGCAAACAGTGATGCACCCGATACCTTATTCGGTTATCCTATCTATTACAGCGGCAACTTCCAGAAAACAGGAAGCCCTGCTGCGTATGAGCTTTTTGTTGCTGACTGGAACAAGGTAATCGAGGGCAATCTTCAGGGTCTTCAGATAGCAAAATCAAATGAGGCTACCATAAAACTTGCTGATAATACATCTGTTAACCTCTGGCAGCAGAACATGGTTGCAATCAAGGCTTGGTTATACAGCGCATTTGAGATTGCAGATCCTAACATACTTGCAAAAGTAACAGGACTTGGCGTATAGCCTTTTTTATTACTGGAGATGGTGGGTATCAAGTATCCGCCATCTCCTTACGTTGAGGGAATATGGAAATAATACTTAAAAAAAGCAATGAAATAACAGATGTTCCTTTAAGAATTGCGGAGCGTTATATAAGACTCGGACTTGCAACACGATATATTGCACCTGCACCTGTCTTTGAGGAAGAAGAAAAAGAAATTAAAGAAAAGAAGAAAACAAAAATAATAGATGACTCAAGTTATACTTAACAGGCTTACCAATTACAAAGGGCATTTGCTAAAAGCAGGGGACGCTTTCAGTGTAGACTATAAAACTGCGTTGAGGTGGACTAAAGCGGGACTGGCGCATTATCCAAATATCCTTGAAAGCGGAGATAAATTAAAATTAGAACCAGTTAAGATTTGCAAGCCTACTTCGATTATTATCTTAACAATTACCAATTTGGATATTCTGAAAAGATGCATTGAGTCAGTCAGAAAATATACCAATAACTTTGAGCTTGTAATAATCGGCAATAATCCTGACAGAGAGGTTAAGAAATATATCCTGGACTTAAAAGATGTTGACGCCAAGATAGTCATTAATAAAGATAATAAAGGGTTTGGCTATGGTTGTAACCAGGGACTGAAGATAGCAAGTCATGAATTTATCTGCTTTCTAAACGATGATACAGTAGTCAGTCCAAACTGGCTGTATAAGCTGCAGAAAACATTTGAGGTTAAAAAAGACTGCGGCATAGCTTCACCTGCGACCTGTTATTCAAATGGCATTCAGTGCGACTGGAATATTGCACCACACCGATTTGACTGGACAGAGGACGATATAAACTCTTATGCCTTGTCGTTAAAGGAGAACTACGTTACTACAACGATATACGGCTTTTGTATGCTTACGACCAAGTCAATACTTTCCAAAGTAGGTGGTTTTGATTACAAAAGATATGGTCTTGCAAGCGCAGAGGAAGTAGATCTTGAGTGGCGGCTGGAACAGGTAGGATATAAAAATTACTGGGCAAAAGGCGCATACGTTCATCACCTGCAGCACTCTACATTCAAGACTTTGGGAATGGACGTTGGGCAGATATGCAAGGCAAACAAGAAAGTATTTGAGGCAAGGAAAGCTGATAAGGATATAGACCTGTTTGTTGAAAATGATGTAAAAAAGCCGGAATTTAAGATAGTCAGAAAGTTTAGTCACAGAAAAACAAAAGTGATTATGGTAACTCTTGACAGGCAGGAGGAGACAGTAAAAACACTCGACAGTCTGTTTAGCCAGAACAAGGATATTGATGTAATTGTAATTGATAACGGCTCAAAAGATTTGAGTTATCTTAAAAACTATAAAATTAAGTTAATTGAGAACTTTAAAAATAAAGGAACTATAAAGGCAATCAATCAGGGACTTGACCTGTCGGGCAGCAAATATATTGTAATTATCCACAACGACATAACAGTAAAGCG